GCTTTAACCCCAGCCTCCATTCCGGCGTTCTTCAGATCAGCAGCAAGCTGCGGATACGCCGCCTCCAATTCCGCTAAAGTTTTGATGTTCAATACTGGTTCCTCCTTTGGTTTTATGCTTTCGTTATTTTTTGCGTTTTTAATGGGTGTTTGAGGCGCTTGATTAGTCAGGGAAAGCCTCATTTTTTGCGCCGCTGCTGGCATTTTTTCAGCCAATTTGCGGCTGAATTGAGCCTCTCCGGCTCCTGTTCTCCACGTAACGTCACCTTCGCTGAGGCTTGGAGCGCAGGCTGCTATTTCGATAGCCTCGTCCGTTTCATCACAAAAACCCATAGATAGAGCCTCATCGGCGCTCATCCACGTCTCTTCGTCCATCATGGCTTTGATTTTTTCGTATTCAAGTCCGGTTCTGGCCACGTATACCGCTGCAAGGGTATCCCGAACCTTATCCAAGACCTCGGCGACTTTTCGCATGTCAGTTGATTCCCCCCACGCGAATGTCCACGGGTTATGAATCATCATCAGCGCGTTCGACGGCATAATTATTTTGTCGCCCACCATAGCTAAAACACTCGCTGCGCTGGCCGCAAGCCCGTCTATCCGCACGGTTTTGTGCGCCTTGTGAAGCCGTAAATAGTTGTACATGGCTTGAGCTTCGAAAACGGAGCCCCCAGCGCTGTTGATGCGAAGTGTTATAGATGTAACATCGCCCAATTCCTTAATTTCTTTCACAAAATCCTTAGCAGATTTGCCCCAATATTTACCGATATCGTCATACAACAGCACTTCTGCTTCGGTTTCACTCTTCGCGTTTATCGTCCACGCTATTTTCGTCATCTGATCCCTCCTGATCGGCAACCTGATGATTCGCCGTTGTACTGCCCATGCCGTCTTTTTGTCTCATACGCTCCTCCTTAACGCGCTGCCTGTGGTTCAATTCCCAGTCTCCACCGGTCAGCTCCGCTGTTTCGCGCTGCCGGGTGGAGAATTCGTTGTCTACTCTCGCTGCCGCCGCTTTGACTTCTTTCAGCGGGTCAAGCTGCCCTTGCGTTGGGCCGCTCCACTCCGTCCATGAATAGGCATAGGCCCTCATCGGATCATCAAAAAAGTCGGGCGCTTCTATTCGCCCTTTTAAAACCGCCATGCACAGCCACTCGAAAAAAATAGGCTGGCAAAAACTCGTTGCCCACCAACGGCGCCAATAAGAAAAGAGCTTCCACGCTTCAAGTAGAGCCCCTCGGCTTGCGGAATACGACGCCGTGAAGTGTAAAAACATCAGCTCTGCCGGTATCCCAAGAGCCGAGCCGATCTGCCGCGTCAGTGACGCAACAAAAGCATCAAACGCTTGATTCGGCCTTCCAGGCGTCAACGACCTTGCCTTCACACCGCCAGGTAAATCAAAAACGCCGCCGTACATCTGCTCTTTAAGGTTCAGATGTTCAAGTCCAAGAGGAGCGTCAGTCCCATCGTCCGTGGCTAATTGTTCCTCACCATCTTCAAATTCTTTGGCGTCACGTTCGAAGAATATCGCGTACATACCGCCAATTACAGCTGCCATAAGTTCAGCGTCCGTGTACCTCCCAAGCTGTTTTAAGGGTTCAATGACCGATGCAAGGAACGGAGCGCCCCGATGTTGCCCGATTCTCTCAATAGGCATGATATGCAGGACATTTCGTCGGCCCGTCTTTTCACCGAATGCAGGAACGGCTGTGTACGTCAGTCTGGGTTGGCCAGGCTGCTCGGCCAGAGGGTGACGGTTTGCGATGTGATACGCTACCGGCGTACCGTTTTCATCCAGCTCCACACCGCCATCAATAGTTTTCCCCTGCGGTCTAGGCGACGGCGTACATAGCCGATCTCCTTCGATTAGCGCAATTCTTAGGTCATGAATAGCGCCGGGCAAAGGGTGTATCGGCATCATCACCAATGCATCTCCATTAACAAGCACGGAGCGAAAGCAGAGGTTTTGAAGCTCGTAAAAATTTAACTGCCTGGTTATGTCGCAGTTTTTTGAACTCGCCCAAAGGCCGAATTCCTGCTCCACGTTTCGTTCCCATGCCGCAGCTTCATCCTCGCTCATGCCCAGATATTTCGATGCTATGCGGCATGAGAGGGTTAAACCCGGCCCAACGGAATTAAGGACAACGCGCTCTATGGCGCCGCGTCCCATTGGTGCGCCGCCTGCATAGAGGTCGCGGGAGCGCTCGCGTAAAAGCTCATGGTTTTCGGTTATATCTTCGCTTGGGGATTTACTGCTTGAGTTCCACAATAAAGTAGACGTTTTGGTTCTGCTGGCTCCGTGGTGAGAATACCCGGAGTTGCTTATTTCGCGAACAAGCCTCAGCTTTGCCCGTTCTGCTTCGCGCTTCATCGCCCATGACGGCGACAGGGCTTCTATAGCCCGATCAAATAAATTCACAAACGCATCACCGCCTTAAATTAAAAAAGCTCCGCCAAAGCGGAGCGCTGTTTATCCTGTATAATCTACGCCGAAGGGTAGCCTGATGCCACGACAGGCGGCATCGAGGGGAATCTTGAGCCTGAGAGATTTGGTGATGAAAATGCGAAAGCGTCGTAGTCGCTGGATAGCAACAGAGGCGATAAGAAACCCCACGAAGGTACTACTTATCGCCTCTGTCGTTTGCTGGATTGCAGGACTGCTGTTCTGGGTTCTCTTCTAGCTAAAGGCTAATCAGCTTGAAAACTACGCAACCGCGAGCCAGAGCCCCTTCCTCTGGCTCGTATTATACACCAGCAATACTATCTCTCGGAACAATAAATTTTATCCGTGCGCACCGTCCTTTGCTTAATTTTGCAATCTCACCTTCAAGCCGTGCAATCATATTTTGCACTTCGTTAAGGTTCGCTCTCCTCAACTTCAGACCCTCGATTTGATACGACTGGCCGGAAAGTATCGCTTTCTCTGCTGTAAGATAGAGCTTCAGACGGGCTTTTTTTATTTCCAGTGTAGCTTTTTTATCGGTATTAGACATAAATCAGCCTCCTTGTCATATTTTCATCCCACCGGAGATAATTCTAATTCCGCGCTTTTTTGTGACAGGCTTTTGAGTACGCGGCGATGTTGTGTGTGTTTCCGCCTGTGGTTCACGATCTTGCTCAGAATGATCTTGTTCAGGGGTGCGGGATGATATAACCGGCGGTTTTCTCTTTTTAGCTTTCACAGTGCGGCGCTCCTTTCTGCGCTCCAGGTCAGGATTTAAAATTTCCAATGCGCCAGTGGCGTATACGCGAACGTCAAGCGGCTCGTTTCGTGTACCCTTTGAGCGAGGTACCCATTCAATGCGCTCTCTCCCGCGTACCCGCTTGATGATCATGCGCTCTGAGACAAGCCCCTTAAAGTACGGAGCGTCATAGCCTCGATGGTTTGCTTTTGCGTCCAGCGGGAAATGACAATATCCCGGCCCTGATCGCTCAACCTTCAGGCGTGAAAAAAGAGAACCTTTGATGGTACTGACGCCTAATGGGAACAGAGGAACGCGCCGCCGGTTATTACGGCTCGGCTTACCAACAGATGGCCTTCCTGAATCACCGCGTCCTACAATGGCGAAAATATTCCGTCGCGATCTTGGTTTGCAAAATTTATATACGTCGTCGGTATTGTGTCCCGCCGAGTCTATACAGGTACACGCAATACCGATCTCTTCTCCATCGGCGTAAGCCCAGCAGCGCGAAAGAAAATCATCAAGTGCGGCCCAGACCTCTTTTTGAGCTGGGTCGCCGTAGAAAACCCGATACTCAATTCCCCAGCTTTCTTTGCCGGTACCCCACCCGACAACTTCGGCCTCAAGGCGGTCGTCTTGAGTGTCTACACCGCAGGTCAATACAAGTACTCCGTTCGGCACCTCAGCCGTGTACTCTTCCCGCCGTGATTCGAGGGTTTCGATTTCGACTGCGCCCTCTTTGCTTTCCCATGGCAGGCCGAGCTTTGTATTCCACCAGACTTTAAGCAGTTCTTCGCCGTCCCTGTACGCTTCGTTATATCCTTTGACCAGATATTTCCACGTTGTCCATGGACTGGCGAAAGCGTTAAGGTGAAAACCTCGAATTCGCGTTTCGCTTTTATTGTCCGCTATCCATATTCCGCGATCCTGCCCGGCTTTCCAGTCAATTTCGTTGTGAAGGGCATCGCAATAGAGACATTTCATTAATGGCTCGGAGACCTCTTTATAGATAATTCTGTCCCATTCATACGTCTGAAATTCACCGCAAGTGGGGCATGGAACACTCCAGTGTTCTTTTGAGCTAGCCTCGTAAGACTTCTCTATACGCGATATGCCTTTAATTGTTGGCGTTGAGACAAGCACAATTCTGCGATTCCAGTAATTCGCCGTGCGCTGTATAGCAAGTTCAACCGGATCTCCTTCTGTACCCGCCGAATGAGGATATCGGTCAACTTCGTCGCAGAGCAGTACGCGGATAGGGCGTGATGCCAGCGAAGCGGCAGAATTCGCGCCGGCTATCGTGATATATCCTCCGGGATATTGTTTATGCAACAGGGTATTACCGCTGTCACGGGCGCGAGGGTCTTTTATTTTCCCCTGCAAAGCCGGTGTATCTCGAATCGTGGGAGCCAGACGCTCTTTGCTGAATGCCTCGCCCATGTCCAGCGTTGGGGCTATTTTTAGTATCGAAGCAGGCTCCTGGTCGATGTGATAGCCGATGATATTCAGAAGTATTTCCGTTTTCCCGACTTGGCTGGACGTCATAACCACAACGCGCTCAACAAATGGATTGCTTAACGCATCCATAATTTCTCGCTGAAACTCGGCGCGGCTTGTTCTCCATCGCCCAGGTTCCGGGCTTGTTTCCGGCGCTATCCTCCGCTCTCTGTCCGCCCATTGAGAGATAGTGAGATCGGGAGGCGGAAGCCATATCTGCTTATTTCCTGAAAGAAGCTGCCGTACTCGCAATTCGTCGTTCGTCATACTCTGATAGCTCCTGCAATGCTTCGTTTATCTCCGTTTTCAGCGCCATTTGCACCTCTTGGAAAGATTTTCCGACAAGTTCAGGGGCGATTTTTGTTGGGATTGCCAATAATCGCGTTTTGGCGTTTATCACATTGTCCGCCCATACGCGCATAACGGCGGCAGAACGGTGTGTTTCGCTGCGTAATTCGGCCAATTCCAGCTCCGCTATGTCGGCTTTCGCTTTCGTGAGGCGCGTTTGCTCCGCTTCAAGCCCTTCGCCGGCCAGGCAGTGCTTCCAATACGCTTCGGATACGTCGCCCAGCACATATTCGCCCCGGGCGGCTTTAGGTATCGCGCCGTTTTCGACCAGCTGCCGGAAAGTCCGCTCCGGTATACCGAGTAAAAGCGCCGCCTCCGGGCCAGAAATAACCTCCGAACGGAAGTCGCGTATATCGTTTTTAGCCCTTGCCAAACAATAATCACCTTCCAGAGGGGGCGTCTTGCCGAACAATCCCCAAATTTTTAACATTATTTTTTGAGCGCGGTGGTAGCAACGGCTGGCGCTTGGAATTCTTCGGCAGCCTAAAATTTTCTGTCGCTAGCAAAATGGTGGGCTCGGACGGGGGAGCGCGAGCCACCACCCCGCCGGAAGGACCCACGGCGACAGGATTCGCCGCCCCTTATGAGACCTTAGACCCATAGAGATATAAATGTTTAAAAGCTACCAAGATTAACATTTTTCATAGGCAGAAAGTAGCGTTATCCACTGGCTTTATAGTTTTTCTTTGTCCGCTGATCGGGGGAGAAGGGGGTAAACCTATTTTTTTGCCTTTCGCAGTTCTTTATCTCTGAAAAAGGCTTTGCATTGAAAGCCCCTTGAATTCTTTTTTATGATGCGACATGATCGCTTTTGTTTGTTCAAGGGAAGGCAATGCTTACGTACGATCCAAAACATACTCTATTGCTTCACGAACAGCGCCGTACCCTCCAGAGCGCGAGGTAATATACAAGGCAGCCTTCTTTACATCGTGGACTGCATTGGCTACAGCTATGGGACAACCTACCAGCCGCATAGCCTCTATATCCGCGTCATCGTCACCAATAAAACAAGCGTCAGTCATTGCTATTCCGGATTCTGCGCAAAAAACTTCCACTTTTTTCCCCTTTTCCGTTGAGATATAAACCGTCTTTATGCCTAAGCTCTCCGCCCTTTTCCGTGTAATATCGCTTTCTTTCGCGCTTATCCATACGACATGTAACCCTGCTTTTTGGGCTTTAATAATACCGACAGTATCTTGAGAACAAAATGATTTAAACAATTCCTTGCCGGTTGCATCCACATTGATTTTTCCGTCAGTCAGAACGCCATCAACATCCATGAAGATAACTTTGATTTTCATTTCTTAAATCCTTTCTTATCCCATACCCAGGATGGCGTCGTCCATGTCGTCCTGAGTGATTCCGATATAAGCCAGAGTGATCGCAGGGCTGCTGTGGTTAAGCAGACGTTGTATAAGCTCAATGCTGACGTTATTCTGGTACAGCATGTAGCCGAACGTCTTGCGCAGAGAGTGCGTGCCGATTTTATAATTCAGCCCGCAGGTACGTGCGGCATGACTGAGGATGCGCCATGCGTGTTGCTGCGTAATTCGGTATTGGCCGCCGTGCTGCCTGGCTTTCTGAGATTTGAAAAGCGGCTCGTTCAACAATGCTCCCATAGACGGCGATTCCTTCAGGCGATATCGGAGATATTTTGACAGGGCGCGCCGCGCGGACGGATGAAGAATCAGGTCGATAAACTTTCCAGTTTTTTTCTCAAGGATTTTTAGGCGCTCAACAACGCAGAACCGGCATTTCTTGTCGATAAACGCCACATCCCTGACGTTGAGCTTCACGATATCGACAATACGCCGGCCGGTGTAAATCCCGAAGATAAACAGCGCATAGTCCCGATAGCTGTTGCGCCAGAAATGACCGGCAATGGCTTCTCTGTCGGACAGACTGCGGATGGGCTGGGTTGTTTTATTAACGCGGGTTTTCATTATGATGCTTCCTCTCCGCAGGCAAGCCGCATCTGTTCGACAGACCAGCCTTTTCTCGCGCATTTGCGGCACCAGCGGCGCATCATGGGTAAATCCAGCTCCTCAACCAGAGTTATAACCTGGACGCCGAACGGAATAGGCGCGCTTCGGGCGATGGACGCGCCTATCCTTATACACCGCCCTTCTTTCGCCGCCCACAGAACATATTGGCGCATAAGAATTCACCTCGGTTTAATTTCTATTGACTCGTTCAGTATCTGCTTTTCAATCCTGCCTGCGACCTCAATCCATTTGATGAGGTCGGCAGGGGATAGTTCGTCAGGGTTAAGCGCGTTAAGCCTTGTGATAACCTTGTTTTGGAATGCCCTCGCAAGAGCGACGCGCTTTCGGATAGATTTGATGCGGTCTCTTTTCAGTTCTTCAATCTCTGCTTTTATCAAGTGGTTGTCATATGCGGAAGAGCGAGCTTCCCAATCCCAGTCCTTCGCCCAATGCTCAACATCGGTGCGTGGTGCGCCGGATTCTTCAGCAATTACGCACAGAGTTCGTTTTTTCTCTGATGGGGTATCGCGGTAAATGCAAAACGCATGAAAGGCTTCCGGCGGTTCGTCCAGCCGCCGTTCCCATGCCTCCGCTGAGTAACGCTCCTTCAGGCGATGTTTTGAGAAAGAACGGGCTGTTTCAATGCGCGATGGTTTCATGAGCGCATCTTTGATCAAAAAGTTCTCCGCTTTCATGGACGGCTTTTTGACCTGTGAACGCCTGCCAGCGCCGTATGGCCATGTCGATGTATTCCGGGTTAAGCTCAGCGGCGTAACAAGTCCGGCTCTCGGATTCAGCGGCAATCAGCGTAGTGCCTGACCCCAAAAAAGGCTCGTAGACTATATCGCCTCGTTTGGAGTTATTGACTATCGGACGCCTCATGCAGGCTACCGGCTTTTGAGTGCTGTGTGTGGTAGCGGTGTCCTGCCCTGAAAAATCAATGCTCCATAGCGTGGACATCTTTCTGCTGCCTTGCCAGTGCGATTTTTTCGACTCGCGCACGGCGTACCAGCATACGGCGTACCCGTCGCAGTAATTCGGCATGTCGTCAGGGCAGTTCACGCTCGTATCGCGAGTTGCGTACAGACAGCACTCGTGCTGCCAGTGGTAATCTCCGCGCCCAAGCACAAAATGAGGTTTCGCCCATACAATCTGAGCTCGGATTGCAAAATCGTTGTTCCTCAAGCTCCGCGCGACCGTTTCGCCGTGCATGGACGCATGCCAGACATAGGCTACATCGCCTGGGAATAATTTCCATGCGGCTTCCCAGTCGGCTCTGTCGTCATTCAGGACAACGCCGGTGCGCTTGCTGTTGATGTTCATCGCTTTATTTCGCCACGCTGGATCGTACTCAACGCCGTAGGGAGGATCCGTCACCATGAGGTGCGGACGGGCTCCGTTAAAGAGGCGCATCACCGTGTCTGTGTCGGTGCAGTCTCCGCAGATGAGGCGGTGCTTGCCCAAAAGCCATAAATCGCCGAGTTCGCTTACAATTTGGGGTTGAATTTCAGGAAGCTTATCTTCATTTTGATAATCCAGTTCACGCACGTCCAAAAGAGATTCGACTTCCAGAGCTGTCCAACCTGGAATTTCGCCGTCGTTTGCAACGCTTCGGAGTAATGCAGCCAGAACATTTTCATCCCATTCGGCCAATTCTGCGGTGCGATTGTCAGCTAATGCCCGACGTATCGCCCTGGTGTCGTCGTCATCGACATAAACAGCCTGCCCCTCAGTCCATTTGAGCAGTAGCATCGCTTCATACATGCCGTTGCCAATGATAATGCGTCCTGTTGAGCGCTGGACAACGTAAGGCCGATGCTGGCCAAATTCGCAAAGGGAGCGCGAGATCTCTTCAATATTGCGTTCGCTGTGCTTTCTTGCGTTAGCCGGGTCTGGAATCAGAACGTCTAAACTCACAGTCTCATAGCTCATGAGGCTTTTGACTATCTTTTCCACTCGTACATCCTCCTGTAAAATCGGGAGGCTGCACGATTCTCACGTAATCGTGTAGCGCGCGTCTGTCAGGGCCGTGAACCCTACAGGCGCAGACCCCGTCGATGTTTTGGCGGGGTTCTGCGTTTTATATTCCCTTGGTATTTTTGTCAACAAAAAAGCGCCCCATTTCTGGAACGCTTCAAGCGTGTGTATCGGCGGAACGATTTGAACGTCATCTCGGAGGTTGCAAACTCCTATAGCCTCTTGTTGGTTTTCGCTCCACTCCCATACGAAGAGCGGCTTCCCACAGCCTGCGCCGATGGCCACGCTACCAAAATATCACCTTTTTGCCGCATAACAACCCCGTTAGTGACTGACATAATGACCGTGTTAATCACTGACATAACGACCGCAAAAAAACAGCCGTTTTGCTCACTGAGCCTCTACCGACAGTACCCTGTCCGTCCGAATCGCCGCCCCTGCTATCGCGTCAACCACAAACCGGCGCTTGCGCTGCACGGTGTCAGTCGAAACGTTAAAGCGGGAGGCAATACGCAGCAATGCGGAATCGTACTCCAGACGCGAGCCTCCGCCCAGTTTTACCCATTCGACGTGAAGCCGGAAAATCTCCCACGTCTCGCTGTACAACTCACGAAATTCCCGCGCCATTGAGGCTACGCCTGCCCATCCGCCGCCCTCGGCGACAATGCTCAGAATCGCGGCTGCTCGTAAAAAACAGCGCTCCTGCGGTGAAGACGGGAAAGCCGCTGTCACTCTGGCTGGCAGGTCGCCGCCGGATCCGCAGACACAGCGCAGAATTTCGTCCAATTCAGCGGTCGTTGGCTCAGCTTCGCCAACAAGGACGCGCAGCCCTTTGGGGTGATATTCAAGAATCAGCTCGATCACAGCCGCCAGTCGTTCTGCCTGCCGCATGAAAATCCCGCCGTTTTATCCTTCTTCGCCGGGCTGGCGGGGTTTAAGGCGCATATAGACATATTTCACGTTGCCGCCCGGCAGTGCGCCGTAGTTAAAAAGCCTGTTCATCGACATGTATCGGCTTCCGTCCTTATGCTGCATGATAACGCCAACCTTGACATATTCGGTATGCCCGTCTTTTTCGTTTTTGCCAAGGCTGGCCCATACGGTTTCCACCACTTTTGGCATTAAAAAACCTCCCTATGCCGCGTCTATTTTCCTTGATTCAGCCAGCTTGCTGCGGTAATCTCCGGCTTTTCTGATCGCGCACCACGCGCCCATCTCATTCAGGCGCGACAAAATCGGCACAAGTTGACCGCCATCTTTCCACGAAGCCAGCTCACCCTGGTCGAGCGCGTTGGTCGTCACTATCGTCTGGCGCTCGTGGCGGTAGCGGAAGTCGAGGATGTTGAACAGGTATTCCAGCCCTGCGCCTGTATTGCGCTCTTTTCCCAGATCGTCCAGGATTAGGCACGGCGCGTCTTTCAGCTGCTTGATCTTCGCGTGGTACGTGTAATCTTCGTTGCCCAGCCGCAATTCGTCCAGCATTTCCGGAACTGACCGGAACAAGGCCCCGTTTCTGCGTTCCATCACCCTGAGCATAACTGCCACGGCAAGATGCGATTTTCCTGTTCCCTGCTTGCCTGCAAGAACCAGCCAGCTGCCATCCTCTGCCGCAAGCATCGCTCGTCCTTTTGCCGTACTCACGTCAGCGCCCAAACCTTTAGTGGCGTAGGTTTCAAACGTCTGCTTCTGCTGCTTGGGCGTCAATCCGCTTGCCTTTATCAAATCCTCTATCCGTGCGCCCTTTAAGGCGTTTTGAGCGGCTGATGATCTGCAGTTTCCGACGCGGACGACATAGGCCATTTTGTCGCGTAAGCGTTCCGCGTGCAGAGTGCGAGGGTGGTAGTTTAACGGACACTTGCCCTCGCATTTTGCGCAGGCAGCCTCGTCTTTCATGGCGCCCAGAACGTCCGCGCTCGGCGAATAAACGTCCTCCATCTCCGCGTTCCGCCACTTCGAGCGGACGTAGGCAAGCGCCTCTCTGTCCAGCTCTTCGGGGCTTTTGTAGTTTTGCATAGCCTCTGCCAGCATCGGCAGGCGAGCCATGATAGCAAACAGGTCTTCCGGCATGGCTGCGCCTCCTACACGTTAAGCTCCGAGTAGTCTGGAGCATCGCGCGGCTTTGATTTTGGAACGCCACGTGCTGGCGCGCGCGAACTCTGCCGCATCAGAGATTCGGCGATGTAGCAAAACGTCAGGATTCCTGGCGGTCGCCCCAAACGTTTGAAGCGTTCAAGGGCCGTGTCGACTTCTTTCTGCACACGCGCCGGGTAATGGCTTGCGTTGAGCGTCCGCAAAGCTGAAATTTCCTCCCAGCTCAACCCTGTACGGCCTGTTTTGAGCAGCAGGTATTCAGCGGTCTGCTTCATTGCCTCCGGCGCTTCGGATGGAGGCAGCAGCAGCTCCGGAGGTTCGGCTTGGTTTTCGTTTTTTTCCCCGACTGGGGCCGGAGGCTCCCCCGAAGGGTTGTTTTTAATATCTAGTTCATTGGCTTTAGTTTGGGGGCATGGTGTGCCGCCCCCTCCGGTACTCTGTGCCGTTCCCTCGGCATCATGTGCCGGGGTATTTCGGAGGTGCTTCTCTCGCGTCAGGGTGTAAATATTTACACCTCCATTTTGAGCCTCCGTTGTGATATACCCCTGCTCTTCCAGCACTCGCAGAGATATACGTGCCTGCCTTTCAGAGCATTTGGCGCGTTTCGCCAGAGTTTTAACGGAAGGGAAGCAGTCCCCGCCCTGTGTTGCAAAACTGCACAACGCCGCGTAGACGTGGCTGTCATAAATAGACAGGGCTTCATCCGTAAAAACGGCCATATCTACGCGACAATACCAGAATTCCAGTTTATCTCTGACTTTAAAAGTGTTGCCCATAGCCGCACCTCATTGTTTATCAAATAACGACATCTGCCCATGCGGCAGTTCTTTAACCCTGTCCGGCCCTGAGCATACCGGCACGCATCTCCTGCACATCATTTTTCGCGCCTCGGTTTTGTTTTTTGCGTTGACTTCAACGGGGCGATTCGCGCGGTGAGTGTCCGGGTCTACGCAAACGAATTTAGGCATTTGCTGCCTCCGTGATTATTGAAAAGCGACAGGCCGGTCATTGCTCCGCAAACGCCAGCATCAAAAACTGCTCAGAAAGAATCCTGCTGTATTTCCGTCTGACTCGTTTTTTCTTCGCATTTTTGTAGAGGTAGTACCAGCGAGGCTTCCCGATGTAACGAGCGGTTGCTTTCAGGAAGAAATCCCAGATTTCTCTGAGGGCTTTTTCGACACGCGCCAGTATCCGATGCATTGCTTTTTTTAACACTTCCATTTGAGCTTCGGAGATTAGGCTAAGTCCTTGCTTCTCGTTGCCGGTGTATCCAGTTTTATGTGTCATGCGCTTACCTCCGTTCGTTTAAATGAAGTCACCTCAACCCAAGGATTATCTGACCATGAGCAACCTGGTTTTTTGGCGTTGTGCAATTCCCATAGACTGGAGAAACTGTCACGTGCTGATTCATAGCCGCTATACTGGTACGGCCATGCGTTAGATTGTTTGTTCCCCATGCCACAATAGCCGAAATGCCCATGCCAGAGATAATTTTTATATGACTGTGATCCTTGAGGGCCTGGATCGAATTCTGCACCCTCGTGGGTTGCGGCTTAATCGCCTGCCGCGTCTTTGTTTTAGTGCTCGATAAAATCACCTTAACCATTTCGGTTGAAAATACAATGGGTTTTTCGCGTGTCATGCGCTACCTCTTCGTATCATCCACGTAATAATTTTTATGCTTATCCAGACTGCTACACTTGCGATTCCTATTACTGCGGCAAATCCAACGCCAAGAATCAATCCCAAAACATAGGCGGTTATAATATCCTGCGTCACAGCTCTTCCTCCCTGAACAACTCGCAAACATTCCAAAACACACTGCTTATGCGCGGGTATCTGACAAACGGATTCAAGCATTGAGGCTTGTCTTCGTGATCGTAATATTTGTACTTACAGCGAGCGCAAGACCTTTTAAGCGTTACACTTCTTATTCGCTCTATCATACCCAGCCTCCTGCCGTCGAAATTTCAGATAAGTGTTTAAATCTATCCTCCAACTCATCGGCAGAGTGCTCATATCCTGCTTTTCTTAAAAATGCCACGGAGTAGTCGGCAACGGCTTTAAGCTGGCGCTTAAGATCGACTACCTGTTCCGGCGTAAAGCCTGATGCTTCATAGTCAGCAAGGCGTTCAAGTGTGCTGTCATCGCGGATTTTGAGGGAGCAGAATGGGGCGCGGGATAAATCGTCTTCGTGTATTTCTTCATCCGTTCGGCCACAAACAGCCATCTGGGCATAGCATCCCAGATACTGTATGAAGCAACATGCGTCGCATGACTCCGGCACGGGTATTTCAATGATTGTTGTTTTCATTGGCCATCTCCTGCTCCTGTCTCCTAGCTCTCTCCGCGACAGTTGCGACTTGAATTAGCTCGGCGGCGGCAAGCATGGCGTGTCGACAGATGATCTCCAAGTTGCTTTTAGCGTTTTTATTAAGCTTTACACAGCGCCAGTACGCATTTAAAAAATGCTCCGTGCTGTTGATTGACGCGTGAGCCTCCTCAAGTTCTTCCAATATCACTGCGTACGCCTCATGTCGCGAATTCAGTCGCCCGTATATCTCAGTAGCGCGAGTGATTTCCTCTTCGAGGATTGGTAGTAATTTGTCGTGGATATTATTCATGCTCACTCCGTATCTGATATCTCGTGCCCAGGGCAACCGGTCTGGTAGTCAAAGCCTTCACAGTCATCAGCGAGCGGCAATAACCTGCGTCCAAGCGCAAGCTGCTCTTTGAGAAAACTCGTCACTTCCTCAGCCGTGGCAAATGTTTTGCCGTCAACCGTGATGCAGTTCACCCAGTCTTTAGGCCGCTTAAGCGCACCGCTGATATCAAGAGAAAAATGGACTCTTCTGGTGGTCATTTCTTGCTCACCTCCGGTGATCCAGATTTTTTAACCATTCCAAATAGACGGCGGCTTTCTCTATGTCCATGTTTCCGTCTCCTTTTTTACCCTCGCGCATGAGGTATTTCAAAGCGTTGCCCTTCAAAAATCCCCGAAACTCTTCGGCGGTGAGGTGCGCCTTAATGCATTTAATTGCCTCGTGAGGGTTATCTTTGCCGCCGTAATGCGCGGGGTTATTTACGCTGTCCATGACGCTTCAGCCTCCTCTGGAAATTCCAGGTCAAATAATGTCGGGGCGGTGGCTTTGCTTTCCGCGATCGTCAGATACCTGACGCCATCCCGAAAATAATCCTCGCTTAACTCGCTGCCGCCGCCGCGGCGGCCTGATAAAATCGCACGGTACGGAACCGTCATCAATCCGCCGAATGGATCGTAAACCATGTCGCCTTTGTTGCTGTAACGAACGATAAGCCGGTCAACGATATCGAATTGCAGAGGGCATATATGGGCCTGCCAGCCTCTTTGAGCCTGATCAGCGTTCAGCGTTCGCATTCTGACTACGTCGTCCCAGACCTCCGAAGCGTGACTGCCCGGCGCGATGGCCATGTACGTAGCGGGTAATTTCCCGCGCTTTTCCAGCGTCTCTCCGATGGCCACGTGTTGCGAATAGTCGTATATTTTCGTTCTGGAAGCCTCCAAGAATTTCGCTCCCATTTCCTCCGGGCCGTAGCCTTCAAGCTCCTCGGCTGTCAACAGGCGGTTTCCGGACGAACGCCAGAACGCATGCGCGTCTACCTGCCATCTTGCCCGTGTGTAGTCGCGTTTATCTTTTACTACAGGCACGTCCGCATACCCTCTTGTGCGGTCGCTCTGAGGCTTACGCAGCAGTATCACGTACTCCGGTGAGCCTACGCCCATCTTTGTGCCGTCTTTGCCCTGCTCAGTCCAGCCGAGGCGGTACGTCTGATTGTTTTCGCGCACCACGTCAGTAATGACGGTAATCAGGCCCATGTAGTCGAAGCCGTGCCGGATATAGTGAAATATCGCCTCCGCATGGAAAGGGCTCACCGTTGGAGCGCCGGCGCCGGTCACGTTGCCGAAAAGTATCCTGTCCTTGACATGGATACACGCCAGTCTGCCTGGCTGGAGAATTCGCAGCAGCTCCGGCGTCAGGTAGTCCATCTGCGCCCAAAAATGCCGGTTGTTGTCCGTGTGCCCGAAATCGTTGTAGCTGGGAGTGTACTCATAGTGATTGCTGAACGGAATCGAGGTGATTACCAGCCCCACGGAGTTTTCATCTTTCAGGCGGGCTTCCTCGACGGCGTCGTTCTGCGCCACTTCGTACATTTCGCCCTTAACCACCGTGCGATTTACTCCGATTGAACGCCGCAGCGCGGACGTGGATAGCCTGTTAAGTCCATGTTCGGCCACAATGGCGCCCATTTCTTCCATCAGCTTTTTGTGTTCATCCCATTTACGTTCAAGCACTCGCAGAACTTCACGCTCGGCCTCTGTGTAGATGATGTGTACATCACAGACCTCGGCCTGCAGGTAGCGATAAATGCGATGCACACTCTGAATGAAGTCGTTGAAACTGTACCCGATGCCCAAGAAAATCATCTTGTGGCAAAATCGCTGAAAATTACAGCCGGAACCGGACAATTCCGGCTTGCTGGCAAAATATTGGGAGCGGCCCTTCGAAAAGTCGATGACACGCCGTTCACGCTTGGCAAGCTCCATTGAGCCGTATACAGTGACGACTCCTTTTACTGCCTTCTCAATCGCGCGCCGTTCGTCTTCCAGATCGTGCCATATGATGTAATGGCTATCAGGGTCGCCGCGTAGTATTTCGGTCATTTTTTCTACACGGGCGTTTATGCTTTCCCGCTTCTCCCGCGCCGCGTTTTTCAGGTCGAGCACCGGCTCATGGAACAAATACGCCTGCCCGTTCTTATCCACGTGAATAGAATCCGACGACGCTACCTCATGCCGGAAAACTCGAAGCTCCGGCAGGTCGTAACCTTCGTCAGAGTAGCCAAGTTCCGAGGGCTTCTGTAAAAAAATCGCCCATGAGTGCATCCAGAGCCAGAATTCCTTTTCTTTGTGCGGGTGTAACTCAAGATTGTTAGCCTTTTCGCTGTCGCGGTGGAAAAAGCGTGTCAAAGCCTGCCCGGTGTCCATCACACCAAGAAAACCCGCGTAGTGAATCAGCTCTTTGTAGCGATTCGGTGCCGGAGTGGCCGTGGCTACGAATTTATACGGTACGCCTGGGAACAGCGTAAGAAACTCCTGAAACGTCTTTGAGCCATAGCTCCGAAGCACGCTTGCCTCGTCCAGAGAAACGGCGGTGAACAGGTTGGGGTCAAGCCTGCCGTCGCGGATGCTCTCATAGTTGGTTATGTAATGAACGTGATCGTCCATTTCTTCGGGGCGACGGATGAATTTCAGGCTCATACCCAGCAATTTACTGTCCTGCGTGAATTCCTGACGGACGCCAAGCGGACACACGATTAATGTGCGCCCTCCGCTCTTGGTGTGTAACAGGCGCATGATTTCAAGCTGCATCAGCGTTTTTCCAAGTCCAAACTGGGCGAAGATCGCGCGCTGTCCTCCCGTTACGCACCAATGCACGATATCGCGCTGATGCGGTTTAAGGGCAGTGCTGATTCCCCCCAGCTCGCAGCTTAAGCCGCCTGCTCCGGCCATATTTATTTTTTGTTCAAGAAACTCTTGATACGTCACGGTTGCCTGCGACTACCAGGTAGTTTGGCAATAAAGCAAGCAGAGTTTCAACCTCGTGCTTTTTCGCATCTTCTATGTAACGGTCGAACTTGGGGCAGGAGAGCAGGAAGCCGGGCGCTTCATCCTGATTTTTCGGGCGATATACCTCTATCTCGACCTCGATGTCCTGGAAAAAGCCTGAGCCTTTGAGGAGCTCCATGTTGACGTTGAGCGTTTTGGGAACACGAACTGTCCCTTCCGCCTCGTTTATCTTGACGTTGAACGTGTAGTTGTTCCTGTCTTCAAAGCTGAAATCGCCCTGAATGTTGGTCACGTAACGGAAATTCTGTACTGCGTACAGCAGTTCGTCGATATTGCATATCTCATGCGCCTCCCGCCGTTTCAGAAAATCAGCCAGCCCTTTAACAGAAAAGATGGTTTCTTTGAGCAGAATATCTCTCCATTCCTCGAACTGAACTGACCATGCGTATGAGTAATAAACCACGTCCTGTTCTCTATCCTGCACGGTATCGTCAAGGACTGCGTAAAAATTGCTTTCGTTGTGAAATACAACGCAATGCTCGGTCTTACTTTTAGCTTCCACCAGCGCGGCAAAGCTGTTCACGTTGTCTGCCTGATAACGGAAACCCTTGTACTTAAAGATTTCCGGAGCTGTCCCATGGCGTAAGAAAAGCTCATTTCCGTTGGGAGTAACGTTTACCTTTGTTTCCATAACTATGCCTCCTGTTTGTTATCTTCGTGAAGCGGCAGGTTCATTTGCCGGAAGGAGTCTGCCTCCGTGTGGAGGTTTCCGACAAGGTCTCGGCGGCAAAGGATGTTCTGCGCGCGTTTTGGATACACAGGCTTGAGCGAATATCCGGTTACAATAGCCGTTTCTGAATCCTTCATACGCTTAAATTCAATGGTTATGTTAAGTTTCGATTTGCTTTTATCGTCGTCAAGGCTGTTTACAAGCGACGGAATAAGGGCGCGTACTTCGCGGTTAAGCTCTCCGATATTAGATAAATCCAGTTCTACCATGCTATTGCTCATGTGTATTCCTCCGTTGTGTTATACTCCATAAGGGTGTTCCCGCACCTAGTAGATTTTTCGAACCGAAGGCCGTCTGCAAAGGCGGCTTTTGCTATTTTGCCCATGGCGTAATCGTGTAATACTTCAGCGCTGCAGGGGATATTGAAAGTCTTTTTAACCCCTCGTTTTTCTCGATGATGAAAATATGCTTCCCGCCTGCCATACCCTCGTAGATTCCCTCTTCCGTTTTAATTTTTTCCGTACTGTGGTGAATCACCTGATAGTTGATTCCGATTGTGAATATGCCATTTTCCCCTTGTGCCAACACCTCGACCTGTATGCCAGCTTGCGAGGTTTCCGGCTGCATGCTCGTCAGTTTTTTGTAATGGTTTTTCAGCACTGAGTCTGAGATTTTTATACCGGCGATTTTAAGCGCCTTGCTGATGCTTCTGAATCCGTACCCTGCAGCTTTTGCGGCTTGCATTTCTTCCAGTAATCCAACTGCTATTTCGCGGTTTTGATTTTCTGTTCGTCGTGCAGGTTTTCCCGCCAGCGCCATAAGTGCGGTTTTGCCTTTGGTTATGTCCATTTAGCAACAACTCCTTTAACTCCGGGTAAAGTACCCGGCAGGCCATCCAGCCCAGCCATATATAACCGAGCCCCAATATCGCGATTTGTATTTTGTGTGCTAAAGTCATGATGCCTTCTTTGCGTATAAACCAAACGTAGTAAAGCTGCCGCTTTTGATATCTGCCATTAATTTATCTATATCCTCCGAACTCCACATCACTGTCTTCGGGCCGACTTTATAGCCTTTTTTGACGCGGCCTGCTGCGACCCATTTATCCCAGGTTGATTTGCCTATACCCAGGCGCTTGGCGACTTGCGCTGCCCTGAGCATATGCGGCGATGATTCTTGTTGCATAGCACCAACTCCCTCCCTATCAACTACATCATCAACTGCACTACACTGTCTTCGAAAACGTCTGCACCTCTTCTGTTACAATGCCATCAGAGGGGCTGTAGAAACGAGGCGATTTTTAATGCTTGGAACCGTCAAGTTCATCAATCCGAGGAAAACTCGTGCAGGAGTATGGATTGATGGTTTTGGCTTTTCTGTTTTGCTCAGTGAAAAACTTCCTCTTGAAATTGGCCACCAAATCAGTGGTGAACTCCGCAATCTAGGGGAGGAAACTCTTCGAAACATCTCGTCCGGAGTAATATTTGACGCATTTATCGACGACTTCGACCAAGGCTATGAAGAAATAAAACTCAGCGTTTTAGCTCCACAGCAATAAAATTTGACTACAGCCCTCTATTCATCCATGATATTTCCCTCACCGCCGTACATTGTTATCTCCTTGGCATTTGTTGTGGCAGCGATCAACCCCTTTACGCGGCGTAATGCCTCGGCAAAACTCTCGTCAGGTTCTTCGTCAAATCCTCCCTCGATGTTTACTGTCCAACGTCCCCAAATCAGGTTCCCCTTCGAAGGACTTATAACATCACGTGTATTTCCGCGTACATCAATCCTTGGCATTCCATTACCTGCCTTCC